ACATAATAGTCACTTATGGCAAGGCGGTAAAACAAAAGCTAATAAATTACTTAGGACTTCTTCAAAGTTTAGAGAATGGCGTCAAAAAGTATTTGAGCGTGATAATTATATCTGTGTATTATGTAGTGCGAGATGCAGTAAGGGGAATCGGATTGAAATTCACCCAGATCATATTAAGCCATTATCAAAATATCCTGAACTTGCCTATGATTTATCAAATGGTAGGACTTTATGTAGACCGTGTCACATGGCAACCCCTACTTGGGGCAATAAGCGGTGACCCCAAATACACAGATGTTATCCGCAAGAGATATACTAACCTTGCAGAGAAAGTACAGACGAATGGCTAAGGTATCAACATCATGGAAACCGGGGCAATCAGGTAATCCCAAGGGCCAACCTCTGAAGGGATACTCAATAACAGCCTGGTTTAAGGAAATGTTAGCCTCTAAACCTGAGATTAAGGATGCTATTGGTAAATCAATATTAAAGAAGGCGCTAGAGGGTGATACAACGGCGCAAAAACTAGTCTGGAACTATATGGATGGGATGGCACCTGAGTCAGTTGATTTAACTAGTTTAGGTGAGAAGATTGAAGGGGTACAAATATACACACCTCGAAAAAACACTGAATGATAAAATGAATGAGTGCCAAACACCATCTGGAAACCACACCCTAGACAAGAAGAAGCGCTTAGAAGAATTGAATACGAGGTACTTTACGGCGGTGCAAGAGGAGGAGGCAAAACTGATGCGGGTCTCGTTTGGCTTACTGACCATATTAATAATTCCCGTTACCGTGCTCTTGTCATTAGGAAAAATGCAGATGATTTATCTGATTGGGTGGATCGTGCAGGTCGTATGTGGTCACTTCTTGGTGCGAAAATTGCTTATCGACCGGCTGTTATTACATTTCCGTCGGGAGCAACTATTAGAACAGGACACTTAAAGGATGACCAAGCATATACCAAATATCAGGGGCATGAATACCAAAGAATCCTCATTGAAGAACTCAACCAAATCCCAGAAGAAAAAAGATATCTCCAACTCCTGGCTTCTTGTCGGTCAACCGTTGCTGGTATTAATGCCCAGGTCTTTTGCACGACTAACCCAGGTGGGGTCGGTCACGGGTGGGTCAAACGGCGTTTTGTTGATGCCGTTCCCCCTAATACTGTCTTCATAGATCCCACCTCGGGTCGTTCCCGCATCTATATACCAGCTCGGGTAGACGATAACCCTACTTTAGTAACAGCTGATCCAGGCTATGTGAGGTTTTTAGATGCTCTAAAAGATAGCGATGTTGAGTTATGGAAAGCTTGGAGGCTAGGTGATTGGAATACTTTTGCTGGGCAATATTTCAAAGAGTTTAGAACAGATAAACACGTTATTAGATCATATTTACCTAACAAGAACAATGTCTTAATTGGTGGTATGGATTGGGGTAGAACCGCCCCATTTGCTTTTGTTTTAACCGAGATAGAGCAGGTTAGTGTTGAGGGTACTAAGTTTCACCGAGCTAAAACTTTCTTTGAGGTTTATGGCACCGATAAAACACCCCGGGAATGGGCAGAGGTAATCAAAGAAAAGTTAAAGTTCTTTGGATTATCTCCCATTGATATCTCCCACATTCAGGGTGATCCAGCGATGTTTACCAAGGGCAATGACAACTCAATCTCAATAGCTGACCAGTTTAAAAGAGAGGAAATATTACTAAGACCAGCCTCAAATGACAGGGTTGGAGGTTGGGAGAATCTACATAATTGGTTATCTATAGCAATAGACGACAAACCATACTGGCAAATAACTGAGAACTGTGGCAATCTAATTAGAACCTTACCAGAGTTAGTACATGACGAAAACAAGGTTGAGGATGTCGACACCGACGGCGAGGATCATGCACCCGATGCCGTTAGATATCTATTTAAAGCTCTGAAATGGTTAGATTCAAAAGTTGGTGGTTATGCTCCAAGAGATGATAGAAAACGACCTAGAGTGGCTAATATGATAGATGATAAGCAGTTAGGTATTAACTTAGATAGGTTTGCAACTATCAATAAACCTACAAGACGCGTTGGTGGAATTGTGACCCGCTGATATAATATAGATACCTTGATATTCACAATCTACGATAAGCAACACTCCGACTATAAAGAAATATTAATGCCCCTAACAGTTGTGACATTGGCTAGGGATTTAGACAATCCAATGCGGGTGACAGCTTTTAGATGCTCGGTTGACGGTGAAATGGTCGGTCAGTATACCGGTTGGGTCTGGTCAACCTCCCCCGCTGATCCACCCGTTAATCTGTTTGACCACCACCCAATGTTTATCGTTGCCTGTAAAACCTGTAAACGTAGGTATCTCATAAATAATATACTATAATGTGAGTGGTTGGATATTGCATAGGCTACCTAAAGAAAGCTGGTGACGGCATAAAACATTCCAGCGCCGTCTTAACTGGTTCCGCAAGGAATCTTGGGTAGCCTATTTAGCATCTAACCTAATATAAATTCTCGTAGTATAATATTTTGTAATGAATCCTGATATTCTTAATGCTCCAACAGATCAAGAGCTATCTACTAACCCCATCGACCATTTAGGGGATCCAACTGACCCGCTAGCTCTTAATATTGATGATGATGAGTTAATCAAAATTTTAGATAAAAAGATTGAGACAGACAAAAAGTTCTGGACTTCTAAATATAACCTAACCCAAAGACGTAAAAAGATGGAGGTGGCCCTATTCGGTAAAGAAATTGCGGAAAAGGAAAAGAATAATCAACTTAAAGGTTGGGAGGCTAGGTATTCTGACAATGCCACCTGGGAAATTGAAGCCTCACTCAAACCGGTGGCGATGTCAAAGTTGCCCGATATGTTAATCAGCCCGGGCCAGGAAACACCAGAGGCTGAAAAATCATCTGAGGATATTAGTAAGGCCATCAATGATGATTTAAAAAAGCGTAAGAATAGAGAATCATTAGGGATGTGTTTTAAACACCTACCAGTCTATTTAACGGCTATTTTAAAGGCTAGATGGAATCCAGAACTTGGGGAGTCAGGGGATTATGAGTTTGTACCCACTCATCCTGATCGGGTTGTCATAGATTCAACTGCTATATCTAAAGACAGTAATCAGATGAGGACTGTTTCAGAGCTTGTTAAGCTAACGGTTCAAGATGTGATTATGCGTTTTCCTAACGCTAAGGACAAATTATATGCCAAACTCCATGAACAGGGTTTAGTGGTAGGAGTGGGTGATTTTAACGAGCAAGATATGGCAACTCCCATAGATGTTTGGGAGGTGTGGTTTACCTGGTATAAGAAATCAGCCGAACCGGAGAAGAATGGTGTTGGTAAGTGGAACAGAATTGAGGGGGTGTTATGGAAATATGATGACGTTATGCTAAAAAAGATGAAAAACCCCAACTTTGACTACGAGGGTCAAGAGAAATGGTTTATGTATGATGATGTTTCAAACCAAAACACTAAACGCCCACCTAATGAGGATGAGTTAATGCAAATGGCTATGACCGGCCAACCCCTAGATGGATTACAAAAAGAACAGATTTATTTTAACTACTTTAAGGAGCCAAATAAACCCTATTTCTTCTTTGGTTATGAGCAATGGGGTAAGGTGGCTATTGATGAAACCTCCCGCATTGAGCAGAATCTTTACAATCAAGAAAATCTAAACTCTATGGGTAAACAAATTATTGACACCCTAAAGTCGCGGATTAAACACGTCTGGTCAACCGACTCTGGGTTAAAGGCTGATGATGTTCAAACAATGGATATCGAAAACCCCAGACTTCACCTATTAGTTGATGGCAATATCAATGAGGTTCACCAGGGAATACCGCCAGAACGGCCTGATTCAGCACAATTTAACGCCTTAAATCAAACTAGACAGACGATGTTTGGTTTGGCCGGGGCGACTAATTTAACCGGTGTTTTGCAATCTGATGTTGCTACCTCTAATCAGATTGCCAGAGAGCAAAACTATACTAGAATTGATGATTTAGTGGAGGATACAATAAATGCCGCCTCAGAATGGATGGCAGGGTGGGCGTTACAGTTTATTAAGCTTCGATATACCGAGGATCATTTTAGAAAGTTGTTAGGTGATTCGGGTAAGGTGACGTTCTTAAAATTAAAACGCGACACTATTGATGATGGTATGGAGGTAATGATTAAGTCATCGTCAACTGACAAGATTAAAGCTCAACGCAATGCGATGGATGCTGCTCAGTTAGGCGCACCATTTTCTAATCCCCTTGATTTTTTTAAGGATATGGAGTTTTCAGATCCTGAGGGTCGAACTAACCGGGGGATGTTATTTGCAACAGATCCCACCTCATATATGGTGCAATATGGAATGGGTTTAAAGACCTCAGAGGAGCAAGCTGCCGCCTTAGCTCAGGCACCGTTACCACCTCCTCAGGGACAACCAGGCCAGACACCGGCCCCTGCTGGGCAACCACCGATGCCACCACAAAATCCTAACCCAATGGATACCGGGGCTATCCCAACGACACAACCGATGGTGCCTCAGGGATCACCACGAGGACTGTAAAATGGACGCTAAACAATTGTGGGGAGTACTAAAACAAAAACAAGATGAGGTTAAGGCCTTTTATAATAAAGCTCGTCTAGCCCCTTATAATCTAACTAATAAGAGAGAGACTGAGGCTTGGGATCTGGCTAATCAAGGGCAGGATGTTGGCCGTCCAGACGTTCTTGCGCCGCCGGAACAAAAAGAAGTTTATACTCCAGTTGATTTATGGCAGTCGATTTTAAAAGGAACAAATCAGGGAATTAAAGCCTCAGGCAATAATCCACTCAATATAGGAGCTACAGCGGGTTTTGATAACCTTCTTACTCAAAATCCTTCAATCAAACGGTTAATCCTTAATCCGCAAGATCGAGATTTACCCGCTCAACTTCAAGCTATTTATAAAATGTCTCCTAGCGAAAAAGGCATATACCGAGAGCAAGTAGATCAAACTATACCTAAGTCTAATTTTGGTAATATACCGGTAGTTAGTGGTATAGCAAATAGTATCGGGGATACCCTGGGACAGGGTGTGGGAGGTGCAGCTAAACTTACAGCTGCTAGAAATCCCCAGGAGGGGATCTCCGATGTAGCATCTATTGCCTTAGCAGCCGGTCTAGGAGCCGGTGGTCTCCATGCTGGGATGGGTGGATTAGGCGCTGTTGGACAACCTACTTCCCTCCCCACTAGGGTTCCTAGCCTAGAAGCTCTTAAAACTGGAGCTAAGACAGGGGGTAAATATTGGGCTACTATCGGTGGATTATATGGAGCTAAAAAAGGTGAGAAAGATAAGACAGTACAGGATCAATTAATTAAAGTATTAGCTGGTATATTCTCAGGTGGAGCTTTTGGAGCAGCTACTGCAGGACTAGGAAATGTGGCAGTTAATCAATTTTTACCTAAAACTCCACCTGTCCGAATGGTTGATGTAAAATCAATAAGGGGTTTAGAAAATGTACTCACTAAAAATCCCCCCCAGCACGTCAGCACCGCGGTTAATAAAGCGCAACAAGCAGTACTGGATAAGTATAAGGCGTTGTCAGGAACAGATATGAGTAATCCAGAAGCAGCTCTTGCCAAGTTTTCAGGTTTTTCAGATGCTAATACAAAAGCTACATTCGACTATGCTATGTTAACCAAGGATATTCCCAAGATTCAGTCAATGTGGTCAACTATCCCAAATAGTTACAAAGAAAAGTTTGGCCAACAAGTCCTTAGTATTATTCAAGGTA